GTCCGCGCCAGATCGGCCGTCCGTTCGCGTCCACGATGCCGGTAACATGAGCAAGGACCGACTCATGAAAGAACCACCTGCAATCCTTTCGCTCCTCGGCGGGAACCATAAGAACTGCCTCGCGGAGGTCCTTGTAGGTTAGCGCCGTGGCGGCTGCCCCGCCGATGGTCTTCACTTTAATATCAGCTGCGTTGAAAGCTCCCGTGAAGGGAGCTGCGTTCGCAAGGAGGCACTGCCGGTCGAACTCGAGGGCGTAGGTCTCGGTAAACTCGTCGATGAACATGGAGCCAAGGTCGACGAATACATCTTCCTCGAACTCGTCGAACCACGGAATAAATCCCGCGAGAGTGTAAGCCTTGAGCTCGACGCGAGTCGCGCCTTGGGGCTTCGAGCCGTCGATCTTCTGTCCGTAGGCGGTAAGCCACTTGAGTTCCACGCCGCCCCTTTCGCGCTGTGGCAGGAAGATACTCGGGCCCGTCATCGGGCGATGCTTCACGATGTTCATCATCACCGACTGCTTCGCCGCGTCCTGCATGATCGCGGTCTCGTAGATCGGGTTGATGAGGTACTGCTCGTTCGTCGCCATATTGCCCATCGGCTCACCGAGGGCGGCCTTGTTGTTCGAGAGCTGGAAACCCTTTTCCGCCGTCCAGTTGAAGTCCCGTGGGTTGTTCCAGTTGTCGCTCTTGAGGTTCGGACTGCACCGCAATTCCCCAAGAGTCTGGAGATTCCCCACCCATGCCGCGGCGATTGCCTTCCCCATCTGGTAGCACAACTCGTTTCGGGTCAGCTCCTTCGGATTCGCAGCCTCTCCCTTCAGGTTTAGGCGCATCTCCTTGAGCGTCCCCTTCAGGGCTTCAAGCTCCGTCGTGGTCGCGCTTTTCATCTCGGCAAGGCTCTTCCCCACCTCGTCGAGAATGCCTTCCTTCTCGGCAAAGTAGTCGGCCGCCGCGTCTTCGGTCGTAAAACCGGTTTTTTCCACGCGCTTCATCCCCTTGAGCTTTTCCATCAAGGATTGAAGCAACAAGTCTCCCATAAGTTCCTCCGTTTCAGGTATTAGTGGTGAGCGGCCAATAGCCGCACCTAACTGAACGGGCGGTAGGGGCGCCGGTTCTTTCTTGTGTATATGTCTCATCATCGCGTAACGCAAACGGATTGGCCGGCACGTTGCAGATCGAGAACTCGAGCAATTCCTGTTTTCTGATGATGAGGTCGCAAGGTTCATCAGGATTTTTCTTATGGTCAATCCACTCAATTTCCTTCACGAGCATCCCGACGCTACCAGCCCGGATCACGCCAGCCTTCACGCGCTCGCCAATACCCCAGCCGAACTCATCAATTTCTTTTGCGTTGAATCGAATCTTCCCAGAAAGTGTCTCCGTTGCGGAGAGGTCCCGAGCGGTACCAATCGCGGGGATACCGTGACAGTGCGCCCAAAGGACCACCGGATTTTCAAGGTAACGTTCAAGTTCCCAGCCTTTTGGATCCACGCGCTCATCGAAGCGGTCGGTGTCGTAGGTCGAGAAGACCCAAGGGATGAGTCCTTCTTCCTTCTCGGTCGTTTTACCAAGGAAGCCCGAAAGGATGATCTCGACGCTTTCCTTCACCTTCCCGGATTCCGTGGTGTTTGCTTTTAGAAATTCCGTTAGAGCCTTCGCGGTTACCCGTTCGAAACGGCTCGCGCCCTTAAACCTTAACAGCATAGTCTTTCTCCTCATAGTGATGCAGGTTGTACTGGAAGCCGATCTTCACCAGCTCCACGAGGCTTCGCACTCCCATCTTCCTGAACGCGTTCTTCCGCGTCGTACAGGCTGTGGTTTCTGCTACTGCTAGTTTGCTTGCGATCTCCTTGAGGGTGTAGCCCTTCAAGGTCATCACAAGCATCGCGTGTTCCTTGCGGCTTAAAAATCGATATCCTTTCGCGTCAACGTTCACCCGCTCATCAATGAGCCGTCTGAGGCCAGGGGGATAGTACCGTCTCCTGTACTGGATTGCGGCCGTCGCCCGTTGGAACTCGACCTTGCAATTGATATTAGCCAAAATGACATCGACGCCGTTCTTTATCAGGCGCATCGATATGTAATCGGACAGAGGATGTGTGGAAACGCAAACCATGAATGCCTCGGGAAACTGAAGTTTGATCCTGTTCAGTTGATTGTCCATGTTAAAACCGATAGCCATCACGTTGAACATGAGCACGTTCACGAGCTGTTCGGTATTCACACTCAACAGCTCGTCCATTGTATGCACCACCTCGACCTCTCGCACCCCGCACACTTCGCGCACAAGGGGCACGATAATAAACTCCGCCATATTGCTACATCCGAACAGGATTACCCTTTTTGATACCATTCGTGACCTCTCTTTAAATCTGTTTTTCAGCGTCGTTCACCGGAACGACAGTTCCCGGCCGATACCACGTATCGCCCCAAGGCTTCAACGGCTTGCCGCGTTCGGTAAGTACGGCATTGATGGTCTTGAGTCCGGCGGCCATTTCCTCAATGTCGCGCTTTGATTGCTCATCCTCGCTCTTCTGGAGTTCGGGGATGCTCGAAAGGTCGAACGTTCCTCGCTCGGCCAGTCCAAAGCGTCTGAAAAACTGCGCTTCCGTAATCATCTCGAAGTTTTTGAGTATGGGGATCAGGGTGTATTTCCAGAACGCGGCATGCTGGCTTTCCGTGTCGGTGCCTGAGAGGTTTGCTTTAGCGTCCTGTATGTTGGCCACTCGAGGAGGAATGCCGTACTTGGCGAGAATCGTATAGAGGTTCCAGCGCTTGAGGTCAAAGAGCTTCAACACGTCGGGCGAAAAGGTGAGCGGCTTGAAATCTGTTCCCTTCCCGATGCCCGCGATTTTCCTGTTCTTCGCGCTCTTCCCGTATTTCCGCTCCCATCGCGCTTCGATAAGGTCGGCTTCCTCTTCCCGAATTAACTGGTCGGTCTTGAGAATCCCCTGCGGAATCGCATTATGCTTAAGAAGGTCAGTGTTCGATTTGTTTGCCCATGAATCCTGTTCAAGCTCGTACTTCAAGGAGACGAGCGGCGTCACCCCGCGCCAGGGCTTCCACGGATTCCATTCCCGAAAATGAACGATCTCGTCCGGAAGGATCGGCACCACGTCCCCGTCGGTCGTGTAAAACCATCGGGTAACGGCCCCTTCCTCAACCCGCATTGTCATGCGTCTAGGGTTGAGAATGTGTATTTCCTCGGGTATGCCTCCAATGTAATCATTGCCAAAATACCAGAAGGCCTCACCCTCAAGAAACCACCAAGCTCCTGTTTCCTTCCACAGATCATACCGGCTCAGAATCCGATTAGGCTGGTTGAAAAGATTGAATACCGGTCCCGTTACAACCTTCTTACCATCCTTGCTGATGGCATACTCGGTCCGTCCGATATTCCTCATCAGTATGCCTATGGCGATATTCACCCAGGCATGGGTAAGGTAGTAATCCTGCTGACCGGGGAGATTCATCGCCTCTGCGAAGGGGTCGTTGCCGTAGAGGCCTTCTTCCCCTTGTTGTAAGGCTGTAGAAAAGCCTTCGAGCGCCTTTCTCACCCCTGCAGCGATCGCGGCAATCCTCATCGCTTCTGCGCCGCCTTCAAGACGCTTCCGTCGCGGGTTGCCCGGTACTTCGGGTTTCCTCCTCTTGTTGGATTTTTACATTTCTTTGATTCCATCGTATCACTCCATGTAAAAAAATCTAGATAAATCGTATCAAGAACAGACGACGCCATATTGAACCTGACTGAAGATCGCGTACCGCATGGCATCCATGAAATGGTCATTTACCTTGACTATCTGGTTCGACTCGTCCCGGGCGTAATCCGATATTTCCTGTAAGACCCCGGTACACCGCGAACACACAAAAAACTGGTTACGCTCCATAAGTGCGCAAATGTAATCGATCCCGCTCTCCACGGAGTTATTCGCCTTCACCCCGCCGGTAATTTCCTGAATACGCTCTCCACCTGCCGGATCACAGAAGGTCGGGAAAACATTCACAGACCCATCTTCGTTTTGGTACCAACCCTGTTCGCTCAGTTCCTCGTTAAAGGTCCTCGTCGGCACGTTGTATGCGCCGTAATCGGCTATGAGGTACACCACCTTGCCGATCCAACCAACCTTTACGTTCGTTATGTTGAGGCCGAAGTCCTGCCCCGCTGTCACAAAGTCATACCGCTCGGGCATCTGTGCGGGCGCAAGGATCATGTCCTCACTAAACTTCTCGTAGACCACGCCCTCGGCTTTGACCCACAGTCCGTCCCGGAACCTGGCTCGCTGTTTCTCCGGCATCGTATCGAGTATGTCCTCGATGTAGTCGGTCGCAAGGTTCTCCGCGTTGTCCACCGGATTAAGGAGCATCGAGGTGTAGAGGTCCGGTTTCATGAGCGGGGTATCCGTCCGCGCCTCGATCTTTCTGATGAATACCTTGTACGCCCAGTGCATGGGACTCGCCGGATTGCAGTCGTACAGGAACATATTCCGGCATCCCGGTACGTTCATCGCAAGGCGGCTATACGCCACGTTCACCGCCGCCCACGATATCTGACTCACCTCGTTGAAGTATATCGTGTTGTACTCATGGCCCAGAATCTTGTCGACCTGTTCCTTGTCACCAAGCCCGCCGATCCAAATTTCCGATCCGTTCCACAGTCGCACATAGTTGTCGTGCACCATGAGCTTGAAGCGCTTTGACCCAAGGATCTTCTTGAGCCATGGCATCATCGTCTCATGGAGGACAGAACTCCGCGCGTCCTTCGTCCTCAGCCGGCAGATCAAGTGCCTGCTTCCCGCATACCTGACCGCCCGGTAGATGATGACGATCACGAGGATCGTCGTCTTCCCGCTCCGCGAACCGCCGAACAAAAGCACATGCTTCGCGCCGCTTTTCAAAAGCGATAGCGCCTTCTGTTGTACCACCGTCGGCTTGAAGACCGCGCCAATAATGTCGGGTAGCTCGCTCAAGCTTTATAAGCCCCTGAACCCTTCGTCAAAGATGATCTCGAGCTGACCAACACCATCGTCGTCGCCCTTCTTCCCGTCCTTCCCGTAAATCGTCCGTTCGATCTCGAAGGCAGTCTTGATAAACTCAAGGGCGTTGCCCTGGGTCACCTCGTCCTTCTCCATCGTCTCAAGTTTCTGCTTGCCCTTCTCAAGAAGGAGGCCAGTCGCCTCAAGGTACTTCTTCTCGCGCTCCACGATTTCCCGTTCAC